CCGAGATGGGTGCAGGAAATGCACCTAAGTCCGAGAGATGGGTGCAGGAAATGCACCCAAGTGGTGCAAATGCTGCACCTAAGTGGTGCAATTCCTGCACCCCAACAATAGATAACAATAAGAAACGTAATAAAGGCGCTGACGCGCCAGCTCCGGCGATTTCATCGCCTTCGCATCTTTCTTCCTCGGAAGTAGCGGCACCCAAACCAAAACGCGCCACCGCTCCCAAATTCGACCCAGCATCCCTGCCCCTGCCTCACGGCCCAGGGTTCGCTGCGGTCTGGGTTGATCTGATTGAGCACAAGCGCCAAAAGCGATCGCCCCTCACTGAGATTGGCGCCCGCCGACTCCTTAAACAATTAGCCGAGTTCAACGAGCGCGATGCGGTTGAAAAGATGGAGCGCGCCATCGTCAACAATTACTCCGGCGTCGTCTTCCCCGACGAGCTGCAGAAGCTGCGCCAACAGCGCCAGCCGATCCCCTTACCACCCCAAGGCCAACCCAAACAAACCGCCCTCGAGCGCAGCCTCGCCGAGATGCGCGAACAATTCGAGAAGGAGAACGCAGCGTGACGCAGCCGGTTTTATTTGCGCTAACCGATGGGGAGCACTCTGAGGTTACGGAGGGCGCGGCGCCAACATCTTTCGACATTAGCCGAGTGGTTAGGGGTGCTATTACGGAAAGACTTTTTGAGGCTGCAGCGCTTTCTCGCGGGTGGGAAGTCGCAAGCAATATTGGTGGAGGCAAGGACTTCGATCACATCGTTAGAAAGCCGACACTCCGTCCAATTGTGGTTCAGATAAAACTGGCTAGTTGGGAAGAAAAAAACAACTCGTACAAAATTCACAACGCGACCCCGTCAGGTCTTTACTCAGCTCACGCTTACGACGTTATGGCCGCTTACTTGGAAAACTTGAACAAGTGGGTTTTTTACTCAAGACCTGAACTTGGCAACCGGATAAGCACAACGTACACGCCGCCACAGTCTCGCAAAAACGCTACCAAAAAAAGCGCACCAGACGCCCGCAACCCCGACAACTGGGAACTCCTTGACCAAGTGGCGGCTATGTATTCCCAAGAATCTTTAGGGGTCACCCAACAGATGTCCCACCCCATCCTTAATACTCCTTAAATATTTATGAAACCCGCCAAAAGCACCAAGAAAAAGGCGAGCGCCCGCAAGGCGCCGAAAGCAACCAACCTCCAAGTCAACGTGGAATACCTCGAGCAGATCGCCGACGAGAGCATCGCTACCACCATGGCCATGCGCGGACTTGTCCGCATGCAGAGCATTGAGATCAGGGAGCTGCGCGCACTCGTTGCCGAGCTGCAGGCAAAACTGGAGGCCCGCGATGCACGCTAAGAACGGCCGCCCCATCAAGCTGGAGGAAGGCGTCCCGGGTTACCCGCGGATGCACCACCTCCAAATCCACCGCGCGTGCGACCGCTTCCTTGAGAGCCGCGGGCTGGCCACGGTCAGCGCCTCCCGCCGCAATACCTGGCTCTTCGGCAAGTCGGCAAGGAGGGCCAAATGATGGTGCCCGATTTGGTGGTCGGCGAGATCGGCTTCGGCAACAACTTCGGCGCCTCCGCAGGGCTGGAGTTTATGCGCAACGAAGACCGCCGGCAGACCGCCGAAATCAAAGACCTACAGGCCGAAAACCGTGAGCTGATCCGCAGCAACAATCGCCTCATCCGCGTCTTGAAGCGCTGCGTCAAGCCCAGCAGCGAAGTCGCCAACGAGGCGTCCGACGCCATTGAGGAAGCCGCCGCCATCCGATGAGCCTGCGCTACGAACAATATTGGTCCCTCCGGCGCACCCGCCAGCTCCTTGCCGACCTTCTGCACCCCAGCACTCGGCCGAAGACGGTCAAGGAGCTGCGCGGCCGCGCGTCCGCCTGCCTGCGCCACTTCCCGTTCCTTGAAGAATCTGGCAAGCCGATCTTCTCGCAAGACGAGTTTGCTTCACCAGAGGGCCATGAACTATGAGCGCCGGCAAAGGCGACAGCCCGCGGCCGGTCAACGGCGACCGCTACCGGCGCAACTACGAAACCATCTTTGCGCCGCCCTACCCCGCTTGGATCTGCCGCCCCTGCGGCGAAGCCCACGGCCGCGGCATGCCCGAAGGCCGCGTCTCGACTTGGCACCAAGACACCTGCGGCGTCTGCGGCGAGGTCACCTCGGTCACCGAACCCCGCGATTTTGGCCACCTAAAAAAATGGCCCATTCTCCCAAAAAACCCTTGATTCCCATGCCTACATTTGCCAACATATGCCTACAGAACACGCCACGACAGAAAGTAGTCACCAGTCATGGCTAACCACGAATACCAGCCGCCACCACCGCCCGAACACCACATCACGCCATGGCTCGAAGAATCATTTCGCTTAGTCGATGCCGCCTGCGACCGCTGGGAGCGGCGCCGCGCGCAACTCGCCCGGAGGAAAAAAGAAAATGAGCGTCAGCGAACTCACGCTCTTCAGCCTGCTGATGTGCGCACTGATCTTCATTGTCATAGTGATGAGCGATGACGACGACGAAGGGAGATTTTCGTGAAGCGCACCGTTCCCCAATCGCCTGCCGTCGAGCAAGCCGTCCTCGGCAGTCTGCTCGCCGACCCGCGCCTTGTTGACGAAGTCGCCGGTCTTCACGCCGATCTTTTCTTCACACCCGCGCATCGGCTGGTCTTTGAGACCATCACCGAGATTCGCAGCGAGGGCGGCACGCCGAACCTCATCGCAACCACGCAGCGCATCGACGCAAAGCATAAGCTGAACTTCGTTGGCGGCGCAGGCGCCATCACCGAGTTTCTTTCGCAGTCTGCCGGCGGTCCCGCGGGCGTTGAATATCACGCGCAAACCCTTCGAGATCTCCATGCTCGCCGCCGCATCATTGACTCTGCGGTTGCGATGCAGGCCGCGGCGCAGGACATGGCCACCGATGCCGACAGCGTCCTACAACAATCTGGCGAAGCGGTCCTAAGTCTCAGCCTCACGACCGCCACTGACAGCATGCGCGCACCGAGCGCCATCGTCCCCGGACTCCTCGACGAACTGGAAGCCCTCATGTCTGGCGGCCGGAAGCTCGGACTGCAGACCGGCATCCGCGACTTCGACCAGGTCACCGGAGGTCTCCGCGGAGGACAGCTCACGATTGTCGCCGGCCGTCCCGCCATGGGCAAAAGCGCGTTGATGTTGAATATGGCGGACAACATGGCCCGCCGCGGTGTGCCGGTCGTTTACTTCAGCCTTGAGATGCCCGCCAACGAGTTGGCCGCTCGCGTTGTCTTGAGCCGCGCTGAGACCAACACCGAGATCATCCGCAACGGCTTCCTTACCGCATCCATGAAGCACCGTATCATGGATGCCGCCACGCAGTTTGCCAGCGAACCGCTCTACGTTGATGACCGCGGCGGTCTGACGCTCCTCGACATCCGCGGCCGCGCCCGCCTAGCCGTCCGCCGCTGGGGCGTGAAAGCGATCTTCGTCGATTACCTACAGCTCGTCAGCCACTCCGGTGCGCAGTCGCGCGAAAACGAAGTCGGCTTCGTCTCCCGCGGGCTGAAGGCCATGTCGATGGAACTCGGCATCCCAGTAGTCGCCGCCGCGCAGGTTAACAGGCAGGCCGAAAACCGCAGCGACAACCGCCCGAAGCTCTCCGACCTCCGCGAGTCTGGCAGCATTGAGCAGGACGCCGACATCGTTTGCCTCGTCCATCGTCCCGCCTACTACGCCGTGCAGGATCAAGAACCCGATCCGCAGGACGCCGAGCTGATCGTTGCCAAGCACCGCGCCGGCCGCACCGGCACACTCAACCTCACATGGCGTCCGAGCCTCACGCGCTTTGAAGGCACTGCCCCGGTCGGCCGCACCAGCGACAGCGATGGCTCGGTCTACGCGCCGGCGAAACAACTTTGGGAGGCCATCAATGAATAGCGAAACGCTTCGTCGCCGCAGCATGTCGCGCCGCTGTGGCAGGGCGTGGAAGTATTCGCGTCCAAGCTGGCCGGTCATTGTGCAGCTTAAAGATGAGCGCGCTTATGCCTGGGGTGGAATGTGGATTCACCCGTGCGGCATTAGCTACCAAGAGCCGCTTAAAGACGGATTTGAAGAGGGTTGGGGCGAAGAGCGCTGCAGCTGCGCACTATGCTCAGAATTTCGACAGGAGTTTTGCTCATGATCAACTCCCGTCAGAAAGGCGCCAGCTTTGAGCGCGAAGTCGCCAAGGCATTGACCGCCGAAGGCTTTCCCGCCAAGCGCGGAGCGCAAGTCTCGCAAGGCGCTTGGGGCGTCAGTGCGCCCGACGTCATCGTGCCCTGCTTGCCGGATTTCCACTTCGAGTGCAAGCGGCATGGGCGCGCTCGCTTTGATCTTGATGCGGCCGTCGATCAGGCGCGCCACGACGCGGGTTATTTTTACGGCGGCAGCCGAAAGATTGCCGTCATCCACCGCAAAGACCATTGCGACATGCTTGTCACCATGCCGTTTGAGGACTTTGCCGCTCTCGTGCGTCATTCCGACTTTCCCGTCCAACCAAAAACACAAACACCAACCACATGAAAACCAAAAGAGACATCATCGAACTAGGAACAACGCCGGTCGGCACCGCCGTCTATGCGTGGCTTGACAAGCCCGACCCCATGGGCAGCGATAGCCAAAACTACACCCCGAAATTCAAGGTCACAATCGACTTTGAGCCGGAGGACATTGAGGAATGGCTCAACAACTTCAAGGCAAAGACCAAGGAGTTCGTCACAGAGGAGTCCAAGAAAAACGGCAAACAATACACGCCCAAGCAACTCTGGTCCGAAGTTGACGGCAAGATCCGCGTCGTCTTCAAGTCCAACGTCAAGCCGGACGGCGGCCGCTACTTCAAGGTCTACGACGAAGAGGTCAAAGAGACCGACCGCGCCGTCTGGAGCAACAGCAAGCTGCGTGTCAAAGCCCTCGGCATGCCTTACGCCATGGCCAAGGACAATGCCGGTATCAGCCCGATCATCGGCGCCATCCAGGTCGCCGAGTTCTCCACGGGATCTGGCGGCGGCAAGGCCGACTTCGATCCGATTAAGCCCGACTTCAACACCGAAGAATCTTGGTAGCCATGCCTGCCAAAACAACGGCCAAAAGGGGGGCGGCAAAACGCCGCCCCCCAAAGAAAGCGCCCGAGCCGGCGCCAGATCGCTTCACCGAAGATGGCAAGCGCATCGTTAAGCTCGAGAAAACCCGCGCGCACCAGCGCTACATTCTCAAAAACGGCACGCAAGTTCCCGGAGCTTCAACGATCTGCAAAATCGGCGACGACAACTCCTCGTTGATTCACTGGGCCTGGCAATTGGGCATCGACGGCATTGACTACAGAAAAGCAAGAGACCAAGCAGCGGACATTGGGACGATCTGCCATTTTATGATTGAATGTTTTTTGCACGGTCATGTGGCGGACCTTACTGAGTTTTCGCCCGCGGACATTGAACGCGCCACCGTGGCGTATGGCAATTTCCGCAAATGGTGGGACGAGGAAGGCTTGGTCGTTCTTGAGCCAGAGGTCCAGCTTGTCAGCGAACAGCACGGCTTTGGCGGCACCATCGACGCCCCAAGCAAAGACCGCCACGGCAACATCGTGTTGCTCGACTGGAAGACATCTAAAGGCATCTGGCCTTCGCATCGTTTCCAGTTGGCAGCTTATGAACGCCTCTGGAATGAAAACCGTCCAGACCAGCAAGTAAGCCGGCGCGCCGTTGTCCGAATTGGCAAGAATGCCGAAGGCGACTTTGAGGTCGGCTGGATGGCCAGCAGCGAAGCCGAGTGGCGCGTATTCCAAAAGCGCCTCGAGCTTTACTACGCCCAAAACGACTACAAGAAAGCCGCCTAAATGAAACGCACCCGCCGGTTCGTCGTCCGAGAACAGACATTTGGTCTGGTCGTGGAGTTCTATTGCGGAACTCCCCAAGCGTCGGCGATCCGGCGGTGTGCGAACATTCTCCAGCTCGACCCCAAAGACCCCGACAACCAGCCCGACGACAGCGACGCCGCCTGGGCGATGTGTTGCGGAGGCCAAGCGGTCGTTTGGATTGAAGACGCCTCAGACACCGGATCGCTCGTCCATGAGCTGTATCACGTTGTGCAGGATTTCCTAAAGCACATCACCAGCAGCGACGAGGAAACCGGCGCTTACTTGATCCAATACCTTTTCCGAGAAGCCATCAGAAAAAACAAACCATGAAAAAACCCGCAGGACTATACGCCAACATACACGCCAAAAAAGCCCGCATCGCCGCCGGAAGCGGTGAACGCATGCGCAAACCCGGTTCTGCCGGCGCGCCCACCGCCAAAGCCTTCCGCGCATCCGCCAAGACCGCCAAAGCGCGCCGATGACCTCCGGCGCCCTCATCGCCTTGGTCGGCTTCATCTACTTCGCCGTCGCCATCGACCTCGGCCTCATCCAACACCGCTACTGGCACGGTCTCATATGGCTCGGCTATGCGGTGGCGCAAATTGGGCTATGGAGGGTAACCATTTATGACTAAGCCCCGAGATATGTACGACCTGACGAGTCATCCGACCGACACGCCAGAGATCAAGGCCAAGCTCAAGCAGGCTATCAAACTTTACAACGAAGTCGGCCGCGACCGCGCCAGCAACAATTTGCCCGCCCTCGTCGCCGCCTTCGCCGCGCGCAAGCGCAAACAATCAAAATGACTTTCAAGTTGCAGGCTCAAGCGGGTTCTCGCCGGCGTTCATGTGGTGTGACGCCGCGGACCATCTCCGGGATGCCCAGCTCCACCGAGCGAGACGAGTGGGGCGCCTGCACATCTTTTCCATGATCTCTTGGCCACCCCAAAACTTCCGCGTTGAGGTAGACGGCATCGGCACCTGCCGCGTGCTCTACGTTGTCGCGCAGGGTGGCATGGAGAACGACTACGTCACCGTCTGCCGCGAAGACAACGGCCGGTGGCTGACTGCGCGCATCGACCAGCTCGCTGCTGCGGAGAATCCGACTTTGGACATTTTGGGCGCTGGCACGGCTTAACAAAATCGGCCCTGGGGAGGGTCCGAGCGTCAACCAGCCAGCGCCCGATCTATTTAATGAAATACGAAATTACTAAAACCTACCGCTTTGAGGCCGCGCACTCGCTGCCACATCTCCCGGCAGGCCATCAATGCCACCGGCTGCACGGCCAC